ATATTGTGTTTAAGTTATCTTCAACTCCTGCAGCAATTAAATGCTTATCGTGAGTTGTAATATATTTTACGTGCTTTGTGCCTGTAACTGTTACTTCTTCTGCAAAAAATGTTCTAGTATTTAAAGCACCTGTACCCTCCATTCTAAATATGTAAGGTTCATTAGCTCCATCTGATATAATAACTTGACCATAATCAAATGTAGCTCCCTCAAACAAAGCAAACTGACATTGCCCTTGTCCAGTTCTTGCAAGTACACTACGTCCTGTAAATGCTGTATGATTATCACCACTACCTGCAACAGAACTTCTATTAATCTGTAACCAACTTGTACCAGTATTACTAAAATAAATATTTGTACCGGCTGCTACAATAACTCCATCAGCATATGGAAACACACCAAGTATAGTTGCTGTACCTCCTGTAGGCTGTACTGCACTACCACCACCATATTTAGCAAAACCATTAATACGTCTGTAGCCACCTTCTGTAGATACTTCGAAGTTTCTTAATTCTCTTGCTACACCGGGAGTTCTTAACAAGTCTATTGAGTTAGCAGACTTAACTAAACCTCCATCACATGCAACTGTATAAGGTTGCGATTGTGCCACTAGAAGTATCTCCTATCATCACCCACATATTTAGGAGTCGGATTAATTAAATTAGACTTCATTTGTCTCATGCCTTTTTTATAATCATCCATAGCAAAGGCAGCCTGTTGTGGGCTTTCTTTAAATTGCCATACATAGTAACGTGCTTTCGCAGTTATTACATTATAGTACTGATCTGGTAATACAATTTCATCACTAAATGCTGATAAAGGTGTAGGTGCATTATACGCATAAAAATGCACGTTATAAGTTTTATCAGGTATAGGACTTAATCCAAACTTGCGATGGTCTGGACTACGAATAATATATTTAGGTTCACCATATTGTTGAGTATCTGCATCATCATCATTTTCTGCATCTCTTAAATATCTTGTCCAATCATCTAATGTAATAAATGTTAAACCTCTAGAAGTATAAGGAGTAGTTGCTCCACTTACACCAATAGTTGTTAAATAAAAATCATCCCAATCAACGGATGAATAGTCTGTAGTTATACTAGAACTACCAGACTTTAACAAGTACCATCTAGTACCTGCTGTAGTTGCTACAGTTACGTTACCATAAAAAGGGTCCGTTCCTCCACTAGCTGCAACTGCAAAGAAAGGAAGTTGTGGTTCTTCATTTGCAATGTCGTTTAAAGATTTGTTAATAGAGTTTTTAACAAAGTTTTGAATTCCTGTTGCAGTAGCAAACGTAGACGAAGTTAATTCAATTTCATTAAGTTCTCTAAGCACATCATTAGTTAGTGTAAGAAATGTTGTTGCCATTATTTTTTATGTTTTTTTTGTACTGCAAAGTTAGCAGTAAGACTTGCACCTTTATGTTTTACAAACTTACCAGTGTGCTTCATTAATTTATAATCTTTACCATCTTTCATCCAATGGTAGCCTTTAGGTGCTTTAACTCTCATATTAACAAGGTTTGGCTTTTTTCATTCCACCATCTTTATACATAGTTCTTTTACCACCACCATATGCTTTTACTCTTGTTTTCTTTTTCTTTTTTTCGTAATGCATAATATATTTCCAAAGTTAAAGGGTGTAAGGGGGAAGCGAACACATGATTCCTTCCCCACTTACGAGTCGATACTAGTCTATTACATAGAAAGCACCTGCAAGAGCTTCAGGTCTAAGTACTTGTGCACCATAAACGTGAAGTCCTCTTACTATATCACCAAATGAATCTGGATCACGAATGACCTCAGTTGATGTTATAGCTTGGGCAGTTGCTGTAGATGAGATGTGACCTGCCATAACTTTGCCAGTAGCATTTGATGTTGCTGCGACATTGTTAGACTTGTACATATCAAATCCACGTAATTTACCACTTGATACTAAACCATTTCTTAATGATCCTTGACCTGCNTTGAAGTCAACGGATAACNNTTTAGAACCAGATTGTGACAACTCTTCATAGAANGAAGGTGGTGCTAAGAACCATCTTCCTTCTTCAGGGATGTTNTGATCATCTAGTTTTCTGGCTAATCTAGCCATTAGGTCTAAAGCATCTACACCAGTTCCGTCAGAACCTAATAGGTCAACAGAGTTCGTTGCGTGAGCTAAAGTAGCATCAGCAGTAGAACTGTCTGAACCGATCAAGTGATCAGGTGATGAAGTAGATATACCGGCAAACATTTCAGCAATAACACCTTCGTCAAATGCATCTTTTAATGCATAAGCAGCAGATGAACTAGCAACTTCTTTGAAGTTCACGTGAGACATTGAAGTTTCAATATCATCAACGATGAATTTAAAAGCGTTTGCTACGTCAACGACCATAGTAAGTTCTTGGTCTGTTAATGCTGTTTTAGTTACGTTAGCACCTCTTTCATATTGATAGACAGTGATTTCCGGTTCTTTAATGATTCTTACAGTATCTCCATAAGCAGATATTTCTCCTGAGTAATCAGTATTAGTGATTGCTTCTGCTACCGAAGCTTTTCTGAAAAAGTTTAAAACCTTTTTAGAATAGACTTTCGATAAGAAGAAGGAGTTTGTTTGACCGCTTACGGAATTACCAAAGTTACCATTAGTATCAGTTGATTGCTCAAATAGAGCATCCGATTGATTATATGCCATAATTATTCTCCTTGAATATTATTAACTTTGTTATTATATAACCCTGCCTTCTTCTACAGCTTTATCGATTTCTTTTTCAAGTCTGTCGTATTCAGCCATAGGTAAAGCAGCGATTTCCTGTTGTGTCCAAATCTTCGGTTGTTTTTCATCTACTGTAGTTGTCTTGGTAGACACCATATCAGCAGCAGAACTTCTTTCTGATTTGTTTTGGCTTGGTTTTACAGGGGCAATACCGGTTTCCAACTTAAATAGATCGATGGCTTTACTTGCAAGAGATGCATTATTTGGATTATTATAAATCCAATCTTGTATCTCTGAAGGTTGAGACTCTGCCCATCCATGAAATTCATCACTATTACGAAGTTCTTCAAAGTCTGGGTGTTTTGTAACCAAGTCTTTTTCAGCTTCTCGTTTTAGTATTTCTGTTTCACGTCCTTGCATTGCATCGAGTCTTTCTTGCAATAAAGCAACTTTATCTTCGCTTTGCAAATGAGCTACAGTTTCTACTACTTCATAAACATCAGGATACTCAGCTTTAAATTGTTCTAACTCTTCAGCAGTTTTTGGAGCTTGATACTCCGGTCTATTTGCTGTAGCTTCAGCTATCAATTCTTGTTCTCTTTGTTTAAACTCAGAGAGCCTTGAATCATAATGTTTTTTCAAATCATCGTATCTTTTTTTGTAATTTGGTTGGCTATAAGCTTTATCTTTTTGTTCAGGTTCTGCTTGCACTTCTTCTGAACGTGATGCAACTTGTGGCTTTTCAAAAAACAATCCTTCCGCACTATCTCCATGTTTAGGCATTACTTCATCAGTGTGCCAGTCTTTCTTTTGATTATACGGATTGGGAGTTGGTTCTACAGATTCTTCCTGTATATTTTCAACTTCTGCCATTTCTTTCTCCTTTTAGGGCTTGTGCTTACCTCAAGGTAGCCTATTCTAAAAACGTCTTTTTTAATTAGGGGCTTGATCTAACAAGGTAGCTAAAGGTTATAAATTCGATAGGGGTTACTGACGTAAGTAGCCTATCATTGTTTTAGCTTCTGACGTGTCTTTGATAAGGGTCAAGCATCATGTCTTCTTTTATAGCAGCCTTTATTGGACTTTGTTGAGCTCTCGGCATTACTGCTCCGTTATCAACTGTGCTTTTAGTTACATTAATGTTTTGTTGTATTGGCTCTTTAGGAGCAGCCATTACTTCTTTCTCTTCTCTTATCATACCACCATCATAAGCCATTTGTCTTTCATCTACAGCAGCTTCTGCATCTTTCATCATAGACATTAAATTGTCTTCTCCGATTTCTTCAGTTGCTTTTGCAGTTATGACAA